GGCCTGCACCAGCCGACGTGCAGGGTAGGGGACCTCGCCGACCAGATAGGTGGTGCTGGAGTCGGTGATGAACCCGTTCTTCTCCAGGGTGATGTCCAGGTTGACGATCTGCCCTTCGCGCAGCACGTCGTCGGCCGAGGGCACGCCATGGCAGACCACGTCGTCGATGGAGGTGTTGAGCACGTACGGGAAGTCGTACTGGCCCTTGCTGGCCGGGCGCGCCTGCAGGTCGACGACGATCATCCGCTCGACCAGCTCATTGATGTCCATCGTGCTGCGGCCGCGCAGGTCCAGCGTGTCCAAGTGGTCGAACACCTGGGCCAGCAATGCGCCGGATTGCGCCATCACTTCGATTTCCTGCGCGGACTTGATCATGTGTGCCGCTCGGCCAGCCGCGGTGTCTGCACGCCGGCGCAGCGCAACTGCTCGGCGACGATCTGCTGGTAGCTCAGTTCCGGGTGCAGTTCGCAGAGCATGCCTAACTTGATCCAGAAGTTGGCCTGCGCGTTGATCGAGCGATGGCTGACGGTGCAGGCGCGGCGAAGCTGGTCATGCAGTTCGTCGTCGATGTTGACGATGCCCATGGACGGGACTCTCTGGGGAATATATGAATCGTATATATTGCGTATAGGTGGCGCAACTGGCCCGGAACGCGGCCGATGGTTCGAGCAGAGTGCTCGCATCGCGACGCTTTTGCAGCTTCGCCCATGTACGCAGGCGGCCGTCGCTGCTGCTATGGGGTTGCTGGCGACGAAGAGCGCCGGCCGGGATTGGCATCCCGCAAGAAGATTTTACTTGGCTCTGTTTTGCCCCTTGGGCACGGCGGAGAATGCACTGCATCGCGCGCCGGTCATACGGTGGGCGATACGGGGGATCCCTGATCCGCCGGCTTTTTTGAAATCTTCTCCGGTATGCCAACCCGCATCGCCCGCCACCTGACGCCTTGGCGCAGGTGGCCTCAAGCCTTGTGAGGTATGCAATGGAATCGCACTATCCCCTCAGCGCGAAGCGCTTGTACGCCTTGATGGGCGAGCGGATGCAGGACTTCCCGCCGCACTTCATCGAACGCCTCGAACGGCGGCTGGAAGCGTTCGAAACCTCGCGCACCAACCAACATCGTGTGATGCACCTGCGGCTTCTGCCGCGCACGTCGTCCGATTCGCCGCAGGCGGGAGGCGGCTGCCATCCAGAGCTCAAAGGCACCGCGCAGGTCGCCGTGCCCATCCGTACCCTGCAGGCGCTGGCGTCGATCTTCGAAGTGCTGCATGCGGTCCACCTGAGCCGTCAGGAAATGCAGTCGGACGCAGGATCCGGCATGTTCATGATCGAAGAGCTGATCGTCTCCGGACGCGAACTGGTGCGCTCGTCGGCCGATGCGATGTGGAGGCAGGCATGACGCCCTACGAGTCCGCAAAGGCGCAACTGGAAAACCGGCGTGCAGCAGAAATGGCCGACTACCTGGACAATCGCCTGCACATGATCCACTACGATGAAACGACCTTCGCGCGTTCGCTGTTGCTGGTGTCCGAACTGCATGGCATCGGCCACGTGGCGCGCGAATGCGGGCTGAGCGACGATGCCCTGCGACGGCAGCTGAGCGGGTCGCGTCCGTTGTACTTGGACAACGTGCTGGGCGTGGTGCGCGCGCTGGGCATCCAGTTGCGGGTGGAGCCGATTCAACGCGGCTCCGCCTGACGACCTGGGCGGGGAGGGCGGGTCGCACTGCCCACCCGTGCAGAAGCTGCGCAACAGGCAAAAAAAAGGGCCTGCATTTCTGCAGACCCTTCAAAAACAATGGTGGCCGAGGACGGAATCGAACCGCCGACACGGGGATTTTCAATCCGATTCCCCAGAAAAAAAACTCCAATACACCAAACACTTTAGTAGCCCTGCTAACGGAATGCCGTAGCGATAAGTGTTTGATTCATAGCGGAGCCTACCCACCCCGCCCGTGCAAATTCCGTGCAACTTCTTCGATGCGCTCAGCGTCTGCGGCAAGGTGTTCAGGTGACAGGTGAGCGTACCTCAGCACCGACTGGTAGGAGCGCCATCCGCCTAGCTCCATCAGGCTACGCAGGCTGGTCCCGGCCATGACGTGCCAGCTTGCCCAGGTGTGCCTCAGGTCGTGCCAGGTCAGGTCCTCTATCCGCGCCCGGCGCTGCGCTGCGTACCAGCCGGTATTGCTGGCTCGCACGTAGGGCTGGCTGTCTTTCTCCGATCCACTGGGGAACACCCATGGATTTCCTTGGACCCGCTTCGCGCGCTGTGTCAGCAGGATGTCCATGGCATTGCGGTTGAGCGGGGCGCCGATGGCCTTCTTCGCTTTGGCCTGCAGGCCCTTGATCCAAGCCACGCGCCGATCAAGGTCGACCTGCGCCCACTGCAGCCGCAGCACGTTCTGCTCACGCCAACCCGTCGCCAAGGCGAAGAGGAAGGGCGGTCGCAGGTGTTCGGCCAGTTCGTCATGTAGGCGCTTGGCCTCGGCCTGGGTGAGCCAGCGATAGTCGTCGGCGCCGTCGGTCTCCTTGATGCGGATGGTTGGAATGGTGTCAGTCCAGCCCCGGCGCTGCGCATCCTTCAGGATGGACCGTATCAACGCCATCATACGATCGACCGTCGCCTGCGAGGTGGCCTCACCGGTGAAGGCGCTGCCATCCTTCTTGCGCCGCTTGTTGCGGGGCTCGGCCTTGCGCTTTCCGGAGACCAACGCCAGCACGTCAGCGTTGATCTCATCCAGGTGAAGCGTGCTCAGGTAGGGGGACAGCCATTTAAGGTTGTGCTGGTCCTTCTTGATGCTGCGCTTTCCCTTGTGGTCTTCGAACCAGGCGACCACTGCTTCGGTCCAGAGGCGGCGGGGCTTCTCACCCAGGCGCGCTACCCGGTACTGCTCCGCGTGGATTTTCGACGCCCACTCAGTAGCGAGGGCGCGGTCGGTAGTCCCAGAGCTTCTAAATACTTCGCGTCCGCTGGGGGCGGTGAAGCGAATCCAGAGGATTCCTTTCTTGCCGCGCGGCTCAATTCGATAGGGGTGGCGGGCCATTCTGGTTTTTTCGTATCCGTCAGGTATGCGTCAAGTGCTGCGCGGTGGAATCGCCATTCTCTGCCGACCTTCCGCCCGGGCGGCCCCTTGCGCTTGCGCATCCAGTTGCGCAGCGTGACGGGGTGGAACTGGAGGTAAGCTGCGGCCGTTTCGAGATCCATCACGTCCGGCCATAGGACTTCAGCGGCTCCCATTGGCTCTCCTATCCGGCGTCCCAGCGGCAGCCAGGCGCAAGGGCATCTGCAGCACGTTGTCGGGCTCTGCCGCAGGCGTGGCCTTGCGCGCGCAGCGTGGCGGTCGGTTGAGGCGGCGCCAGCTGGCCAGCGCCGCATCGGGATCGCTGTGCTTGGCCGTCTTCGTGCATCGGCACTCAACGAAGTGGCCGCCACCGGCGCTGGCGCAGCGGCTGTCATGGATGTGCCGCGCGCTGTGACCAGCGGCGCAGGGGGGCAGGCCCTCGGGGTGGTCGATCTGGCACTGAGTCATTGGGCACCTCGACTGGAATGGAAGGAGCGGAAGCCAATACGATGGAGCGGATGAATCTGTTCGCTAATTCGACGCATGCGGAGCTGCATGGCGCTGCCAAGGGGGTGGCGGGCGAGCTGCGTATGAGCGCCGAGGTGCAGGACCTGGTGCTGGACAGGCGCTACGTCACGGCCCAGCAGCGGAGACTGGTGCGGACACCCGCGCCAGGGATCGACCGGACGCTGGCCGACCTGCTCGACGCGCTGGCCAAGCAGGTGCACCACGGCGCGCACATAGAAGGCGATGCCGAGCAGCTGCTGCAGGACCCCGATGCCACGCTCCTGAGCGTCTTCGGTCCGAAGCTGGTGGAGCTGCAGCGGAACGCCCGTCACCTTGTGGTGCTCGAGGCGGCCAACGTCACCCTGCGGACGCACGCAGCGGCCTGGCTGGAGGCGGGCGAGGCCGGGCAGACCCGGCATGCCCGCGCGCTGGCTAGCAACCGGGGGCTGGCTGAAGTGTTGGCGAATCTCGAAAAATTGCGAAACGGCGGGAGCGTCCAGGTCGCCGCCTTGTAGAATCATGCGGACCTCCGGATGGATATCGGGCTCGAGATGAACCAAATTGCGCCTGTTGTGACCAAGCTGAAGGCGTTCGCCAACGATCCCGTTTTTCTGATCAGCAAGCTTTGGTGGGAAATCGACGAGATCAAGGACCCGAAGAACGCTGCAGCGATTCCCAGAATGTGTTCTTCTCTCAACGCAGCGTTCACAGCCTGGCACATCCATGAATGGCTCTGGAAGCTCGCGACTGTTGACGAGCAGGACCGGATCGCTGCTGCTTTTGAGCTTCCGAAGAAGAGCGCTGTGGAGTTTGGCAAGGCCTGCCAGAAGAGCGCGACGTGTATTCGCATCTGCCGGCAGATAGCGGTTGCAGGAAAGCATGTCGTCGTCGATTACGACGATCCTACTGTCTACCCTGAAGCCTACGCGCGAGACGGCGAGGCAGCGCAAGATTGCTACGTTGTTCTGCATAGTGCTGGCGAGCAATTTGCGGACACAGAAGTGTACGAAGCAGCCCTTCAGTGGTGGATTTCGATATACGTCCAACTCGGCTTCGCTGGATCCGCAGAACTCGCCGCGGTCGTCAGTGAGGATGGCTTGCGTGGGCATTTTCAAGACAGGCCCGCAGGCAACGCGCTTCAGGAAGTGCCTGCCACATCGCCAGAGTGAAACTCGTTTCTTCTTCGTGTAGACGTCGAATGAGCGGCAACCATCAGCCATGGGTGGAATCCTTCGGGCACTGGTTGCAGGTAGCGGTGAGCGGTGCGCGAACGGAGAAGCGGGAGCCGCGGATGCGGATGGCCGGACACATGACCTGATGGCCGCACTGCAGGGTGACGAGGAAGAAGCGTGCGCCGTGAGGGCGTGCGCTGGTGACGTTGCGAACTGGGTTAGCCACCGCCCACCGCCTTGCCGCTGTCGATGCTCACCATGCGCCCATCCCAAATTTGTGAATGCCCTTCGAGGTCAGCCTCACGAAACGCTGGCGGTCGTACAGGTCGTCCCCGTCCATCACGTGGATACCACCCTCAGATTCAACGAACACTTGTGCGTCGGGGCCGTACAGCTCGGCCGCCATCTGGTACGCGCGTTTACTGTCTGCGCTGATCTTGTCGATCAGCTTTTGCAGCTGCGCTTCAGTTGCCATTGCCCACCGCCTTGCCGCTATCGATCAGGTCAATCTGCGCCGCGATCAGTGCTCCAGCGCGAACCAGATCCCGGCGTGCATCAACCGGCTTCCACCACTTGAGCGCCCACGGCCAGACCGCAGCCGGGCCATGCCACGCGATGTGATCGCGCGTGCCGGCTGCCAGGTCCATGGCAGCCAGCTGGACATAGGCAGTCGCAGCCTTGGCAAGCTCTCCGCGCTGGTACTCCTGGTCGCTCTCACGGCTGAATCCCTCGGAGTTGAGCTGGCGCTCCCGTTCAGCAGCGATGGCCTGAACGCCCGGCCCCAGGTCCGCGGCCTGCGCGGGCGGGGCGGCGTAGTTCTTGCGGCCAGCGGGCCACAACGCGGTGTTGCGAAGCGCTTCATAATTGCGCGCTTCGTCGCGGAAGTAGGCCTTTATGCGCTCGTCCATCGGCTCCCACTCGTGCAGCGGCGTGCCGTCAGCCCGGCGATTGCAGGTGCGTAGATACAGCAGGCGCGCAATGCGTTCGATGGCGTCGGCCGGCTCCGCCGGAGGCTCCGCGTAAAACGGCTTGACGCGGTAGGTGCCCAGCTCGGGGTGTTTCTTCCCACTAATCTCGTACACAGTGCCGTCCAGCGCAGTCGGATCCGGGTCGCCCCAGCGGGGCACCCACCACCGATGCTCCCATGCTTCGCCATCCTTTACGGCCTGCACCAGGTACGCATCTGGCTCCTGCCCCACCGGCTGGCGGGCAGCACTGCCAGGCAAGGGTGTGTCAAAGTGCAGGGCATTCTTCAGCGCCTGCTTGCGCCGAATCTTGTCCATGACCTCCGGCTGCGCGATGCGTGCCAGCTCGACGGCGCCGGCATCCTTCATGTCCAGGCCGGCCACCGAACAGAAGGCGGCCAGCGTGACCATGACGCCGCCGACTTCCTGAGCGGGCTCACCTACCGGCCGGCCATAGACGTAGTTCACCAGCGTGCGCACGCGCGCGCTGTCATAGCCCTTCGACTGCAGCAGCTCCAGAACCTCCTCGAGCAGGCGGTCGCCACGCTCGGTCATGTTGCAATAGAGCGAGGCGTCGAAGCACTTCCTTGCCCATTCCGCTACGCCGGCTTGGAAGTCCACGACTTCGGGACGCAATGCCATGGGCCGCACGAACCACGCGTACGGTCCGTCTTCGGTGTCGCCCATCCACGCCAAGCGCCAGTCGCCTTCCGGAGTTTCCGGATTCCAGGCGCGCATCTCCTCCCAGTACAGTTCATCTCCGTTTTCCAGCGCCTCATCGGTGAAATCACCGGCGACGACCACAAAGTCAAAGCCCTGCGCGCGCACCAGCTTGTCCAGTGCTTCCTCGCGGTCATCAGGCCAGGTCGGAAGATCGGGATGGATCAGCTCCCCGTACTCGCTGCGCTGGGAAAGCCGGTTAACGGCATAGAGGCCGCGCCACGGGTCGGTAGTGTCGATCTGCGCGTTCATCGTCTGCCCTCAATTCGCGGCGCTGATGCGGAACGCATCGGACAGGCGGTCGAACAGCGCGCCCAGCTCTCCGGCCTGCAGTGCGAAGCGGGCGTCCAGCTCGGCGCGGCGGCCGTCGTCGCCGTCCTCCAACTTGTCCAGCGCGCCATCGAGGAAACGAAGCTTGCGCACTACCAGGTCATCGCCCAGCACCAGCGAGACATTGTCCTCGACCACGAGGCCGAGTCGCGTCACCTGCTTGCCGGCGTCGAGGTGCTTGTCGATCTCGTCGCTGACGAGCTCCTGGCGGTCAAGCTTGGCGATCGCGCCTCCGGCCATGGGGTCTTCAAGCTGGCACTGCTCGCCCAGCGACAGGCCTGCCGGCAGCGCTTCGCCGGCGATCCAGCCAGTCAGTACCGACCGCGGCGCGACTTCGGCATTCAGTGGCATGGCCGGGAAACTGCCGAGCAGGCCCCGAATGTCCGACATGAGGTACTCGCCCTGCTTGCGGCTGCTGGTGTCCACAAAGGCGACGCCGCGTGCCAGGTCGAGGAAGACATCGCAGCGGGACGACTTCACGAGAGCCTTCGGCAGCAGCTCGTGGATCAGGTCGTCCTTCATGCGCTTGCGCTCGCGCCCACCGGGGCGACGCCCTTCGTTGCGCTCGATCTCGGCCAGCTTCTGCTCGAGAGCATCGCCGACGGCGGAGGCCGGCAGGATCTTGTCCTGGGCGCCGACGGTCAGCCACAACCAGTTGCCGATGGCGTGGTGCAGCTGCTCGGTGTCTTCGCGGCCGAACGGCGAGATGAAGCCACGGGAGGACATCTCCAGCGCACCTACCGGCTTCAGGGTGGCGGCCGGCAGCAGCTCGCCGACACGGGAAAAGTCGAGGCCGACGGGGAAGCGGAACATGACGAGGTTGCGGAAGAACATGGCTGCTCCTGAAAGGGATTGCCGGCGCGTGGAACCCGGCCGGCGCGGGACTCGGCATGGCCGAGCGGGCGGATTCAGTGGGTATCGTTGTAGGGGTAGCGCTTCTGCTGCGCGGCGCGCCGGCGGGCGTCGTTGCGGCGGCGCATCTCCGCCTTGAAGGCCGGCCAGTTCTTGCGGGTCTCGACCACGGCGCGCCATGCGAAGTACAAGGCGGCGACGAGGAACACGGCAGTGAAGGTGTGGGCGACGGTCTGAATAGCGCGAGCGAGCAACGCCAGGCAGAAGCCGGCGGCGAAGGCGCAGTAGGCGGGCACGGTCAGATGGTTCACGGCTGCGAATCCTGTTCGGCGCCGATGGCGTCGGGTTGGTGGATGGCGACATCGGCGTTGCTCTTGAGCAGCACGGCGGGCGCCAGCGGGCTCGGGGCGGGCAGCGGCGGCAGGCCGGTCTGCATGGCGGCGATGAAGTCGTGCTCGGTCATGCGGCGTTGCCCCCGGTCGGACGTGCAGCGATCGCCAGGTCACGGGTCATATCGGAGACGGCGCGCGCTGCACTCTTGCGGCCGTCGAGCACTTCGCGGCGGGCGAGGGCGGCGGCACGGACGATGTGCGCTGCGCGGTAGCCCATGCGAGCTGCGGCGATGGCCACGCAGACGGCGGCGCCGTGCGCGCGCTGCTGGCGCATGTCCGGTGCGGCGCGGAAGGGGAGGATGACGGCGCTCATGCGGCACCGCCACGGGCTTTAGCGAGAGCCTGTTGTGCCTTCCAGCGCAGGGCCCGGATCGGGTTGTTGCTGTCCTGTTCCGGTTCCTCGCCTGCCTGACTCATGTAGGCGTCGAAGGTGGCAACGATGGCGAACAGATCGGGAGCGGCGGAAATAAGCCGGGCGTTGGCCTCGCTGGGCATGCCGGTTGCGGGGTCAATGATCTCTGCGGCGATAGCAACGTTATCTGCCACGCTGCGGCTCAGAACGAAGTACTCGTCGATCACGAAGCCAGAGTGGCTGCCGTGTCCGCCATGGCTGACTTCCCACGGCCCCGGGGTGACCTTTGAGGCGTTCATGCGGCCTCCGCCTTAGTGAAGGTGAGGGCATCGGCGTACTGCTGGGCCGTGGTTTCGGCCATGCGCAGTTCGACGAGCGCGCGCTCGACGTCCTGGGCGAGCCGTGCGGCTTCCTCGGGATTGGCGTGCAGGTATCCGCCGCTGGGCAGCTGGATGCAGACGACGCCGGCGCGAGGGCGCGCCTCGGCGGTGATGGGGCCTTGGGAGGCGAGGGCGAGGGCGGCCATGATCAGCGCCCTTTGTCGAAGCTGCTGACGAAGGCAGCGGTGAAGCCGGCAGCGAAGGCGCTGATGCAGCGCATTGCGGTGGCCATTGCCCGGATGGGGCGCTCATGCGTCGGCATGGTTGGGTCTCCTGCGCCCGGCCCCGGGATGGGGCGTCTTCGGCGACAGGAGTAAAGTTAGCTAAAGGCTAGTCATTGCGCAATAGCCAAAAGCTAATTAGTAAAAGCTATTTATGAATTTCTGCAATTCTGTTCAGCAAAGGCCGGGCTCAGGCTGGCGCAGTGACCGTTGCTGTGGTGCGATAGGCGGGCACCGTCAGGCATGGACGGCATCAAACAAGGAGAAGTTAGTGGAGATGAGCGACATTCTGATGAGCACGTCCGGTCTTCTTTTCGGACTGCTTGCTCTCATCATCGCTTTGCTGTGGATTTTCGTCCCGTTCGCAATCTTCGGGGTCAAATCGCTGCTGAGGGACATACTGATCGAGCTGCGCAGGGCCAACGAGTTGACTGAGGCCCAGATGATGGCCGACAGGGATCCATATGCACTGGAGAATGCTCCGGCAGGTGCTACGGAGCGACAAGGCATGCTCGCGAACATGAGGGACGCAGTGCGCCAGGCCGACCGCCGATAAGGGGCCTGCCGCCAGCACTCAGAACTTCCTGAGTCCTGCGTGTATGAGCGCCTTTCCTAAGATACTTATTTCACCCGCATCCGGCCGGTAGGCCGGGAAATCGGTATTGGCGCTTACTACGTAAAGCCCGTCGCCACGCTTCTGCAGCATCTTGATTTGGGTCTCTCCGCCGACGTTGATCAGGTAGTAGTCGTCGCCGTCGAAGTAGTCGTAGCTGGTGTCGATCCAGACGATGTCGCCGTCTTCGAGCTTGGGGCGCATCGAAGGTCCTCGCCCGGTGATGATCTGGATGCGGCCAGCTTTCGGCAAGAAGCCAAGCTTCCTCCGAACTTCCCACTCAGCGACCTCAATTGTCTTTACGACTTCTGGATAGTCCTGATTGATCACACCCACGCCCATGCCTGCCGCCCCCTCAAACAAGTTGAAGCGAACATAGCCGGGGGTCGTCTCAAAAGCCGGGACGATCGAAGGCGCCGATGGCTCGCCCAAGTGATCAGTGTCCATCCAACCGCTGGGTAGTGAGAGCGCCTCTTCAATCGCGCGCGCTGTTGACCCGGACATCAGTCGAGGCTTGCCGGTCGCGGAGTTCCGATGACCATTCACCCACTGGCTGATCTGAGCAGGATTTTTGATACCGGCCAGATCTCCGAGCGCGCGCTGGCCTCCGTGTGTATCAATGAGTGTGCGCAGGTTTTCCCTGCGGATTTCGTCTACTGGGCGCATGCTCGTATTGGAAAGCCTTTAGCTAATTTGGCCAACTAGCCAATGGCTATTGCCAAGCGACTAGCCCTAGGCTAATGTTGCGGTCATGGACATGACCGCTCTCGATAAAGCCGTTGAAGCAGCCGGCAGTCAATTGGCTCTGGCCAGCCTTCTGGGCATCAAGCCCCCGTCGATTTCGGGTTGGTACGAGCGCAAGCGCGTGCCGGCTGAGCGCTGCATTGCGATTGAACTGGCGACGGGGGTGTCGCGCCACCACCTCCGGCCAGACGTCTTTGGCGTCTCGCCTGTCGACGGCTTGGCCGCATCAAACAACGCCTCCGTCGTGACGGAGATCCGCCAGCTGGTCGACAGCCGGATGAGCAAGCGCGCGCTGCGCCAGAAGTTCGGCTTCAAGACGGACGCGCACCTGGCGAAGGTTCTGGGCCTGCCACTGGAGAAGGTGGAGGGGTGGGGCGAGACGGACACGATCCCGGCGCTGCCGCAGGTGATGAAGCTGCTGGGCCATGAGGAACAGCCAGCCCAGCAGCGTCGCCCGCAGGACCCGGACGCCGACCGCATCATCACCCTGGAGGTGGCCTGAGATGCGCGCGCTGTTTCCGTTCCTGAGTTCGAGAGAGGTCAGGTCCGCCGAAGATCTTGCTCCACGCGCCGCGTCCAATCCGCAATCGCTTCCTCGTTCGCCTGGTGAATTGCTGCGCGCTGAGGGTTCAGTACCTTCGATGTGGCTGCGTCGCTTGCAGATACAGAGGAGAACGCGAGCCAAGCCGCTCGCATCGCGTCCGGATCGGGATGTGAAGCGATGAGCGCCCGAAGCACGCGCGCCTGCGCTATCTGCCCCGCCTGCAGTCCCCTGATCGCTTCCGCGATCCCGTCGAATGCCTCTTCGAGTCCGTCGTCCATGTCGCCCTCCTTGCGGGCTGTTCGTGTGGTGCCTGCAGCGTAACGCAAGGAGGGCGGCGCCCGTCGTCCATGAGTTGTTGATGTCCATGACGCACATGTTGCGCCGCAGTAGTGCCCGAATCCACGTTCACGAGACAACCGAATGAACATCGCAGATGCCGCCCACAAGACCGTCCACGCCTATCCGGGCGGTAGCGAATCGCTGGCCCCGCGCATCGGCATGTCCGCCGCGGTGCTGCGGAACAAGGTCAACCCGAACAACAGCACGCACCACCTGACCCTCGCCGAAGCCAGCGAGGTGATGGGCGTGACCGGAGATGACAGCATCCTGCACGCCCTGGCGTCGCAGCACGGCTACACGCTGTCGCGCACGGAGGTCCCGGAGAGCGGCAGCCTGATCGGCTCGCTGCTGGCCGCCAGCGGCGCCAAGGGTGATCTGGCCGAGGTCATCGCCGACGCCATGAAGGACCACCGCATCACGCCGAACGAGGCTGCGGCGATCGCGCACCACTGCACGACGCTGCAGGCGATCTTCGCCCAGCTGTCCCAGCACGCATCTGCCGCCGCAGCGAGGGACGTGCCATGAGCGCCCAGCTTGCCCGAAACACCGATTCCAGCGGCAGCCACGCCGCTGCTGATCGCATCGTCCGGAGCGGCGCCCACGCGGCGCAGAAGGACCTGACTGCTGCTGCCGTGCAGCGCTACCCGGGCATGACCAGCATGCAGCTGGCCCGCGTCACCGGCATGGACCGGCACATGGTCGCCCGCCGGCTCCCCGACCTCGCGAAGGAAGGCCGCGCATTCCGTGGCGCCAAGGCGCTGTGCCCGATCAGCAACATCACCGTCTGCACCTGGTGGCCTGTGGCCCAGGGCGACAACTTCACCCTGGCGGTCTAAGCAATGTCCACGATCATCATGTCCCAGTGCTGGCCGCTTCAGGGCCTCAGCGTCACGCAGAAGGCGGTGCTCATCTCGCTGGCGGATCAGGCCAACGACGACGGCGTGTGCTGGCCGGCCATCGGGACCATCTCCAAGCGCTGCTGCATGTCCGAGCGTGCCGTGCGTACCGCGATGGACCATCTGGAGGCTGTGGGCCTGCTGAGCCGCGAGCGCCGCTTCAACAGCAGCAACGTGTATTCGGTGACCCCGGCGAAGTTCGATGCGGCCGCCGGCGGCACAAAGTCGAAGCGCAAGGGCGCGAAGCCAGCCCCTGCAGCGGGCGCAGGGGGTGCAGCAGATGCAGGGGGTGCGCCCGCTGCAGTAGGGGGTGCGCCCGCTGCAGGGGGTCCGGCACGGGGCGCAGGTCTGGAGGTGCGCCCCGTGCCGCCTAACCGTCATATAACCATCATTGAACCATCAGATGAACCGTCAGTTCCGGCGCTGGCCGCGCCGCTGTCGAAGGCTGAGCAGGAGACCCAGCTGCAGGAGGCCTGCCGACTGACCTGGCGCGCCTACTGCGCGGCCTACCGTCTGCGCCACGGCGTCGATCCGGTTCGCAACGCCAAGGTCAACACCAACGTCCGTGAGCTCGTGAAGCGGCTGGGCGGCAGCGAGGCGCCGAAGGTTGCTGGATGGTTCGTCGGCGTCAATGAGCAGTACGTCGTCAAGCGCATGCACGACCTGGGCGTGCTGCTGGCCAGCGCCGAGTCCTACCGGACCCAGTGGGCGACCGGGCAGCAGATGACCGACACCAGCGCCCGCCAGACGGACCAGACCCAGTCGAACGTGAGCGCCGCGGACCAGGCAAAGGCGCTGCTGCGGCAGGGGAGGGCGCGCCATGCTGGCTGAGCACGAGCAGGACAGGCTGGTGGAGCTGCTGGTGGCCACCGCGGAGGTGATCGGCGACCAGATGCGCCCGACCGCTGCAGCCTTCATCGTCACCGACCTGGCTGGCTATCCGCTGCCGGCGCTGGAGAAGGCACTGGCAGCCTGCCGCCGGGAGTTGAAGGGCCGGCTCTCGCTGGCTGCGATCCTCGAGCGCATCGACGACGGCCACCCCGCGCCGAACGAAGCCTGGGCGAACGCCATCCGCGCAGCCGACGAGTCCGCGACGGTGGTGTGGACGGAGCAGACGCGCGACGGCTGGGCGACTGCTCTGCCGCTGATCGAGGCCGGCGACAAGATCGCGGCCCGCCAAGCGTTCCTCGAGGTCTATACCCGCCTGACGAAGGACGCGCGCGCTGCAGGCCAGATGGCCGTGTACCACGCATCGATCGGATTCGATGCCTCCGGCCGCGACGCGGTGCTGCAGCGGGCGGTGACCGCCGGCCTGCTGCAGCATGAGCAGGTTGCCGAGCATCTGGCACTGCCGCCGGCCACACCCGCCTTCAATCCGGTCGCGCTGCTCGCCGGCCGCGTCGAGGCATCGCCGGAGTCCAGCGCCCGCACGCGCGCACGACTGGCCGAGCTGGCGGAGCTGCTGGGCGCGCCGAGCGCCAAGGCTGCCGCATGAGCAGGAACCCGACCCGGTTCGAGGTGGAGATACGCCCGATTGCGGAGCCGGTCTCCGTCCCCGGCTGGTATCTCGGCTTCGGCTACGGAGTGAAGCCGCTGGTGCTGTACGCGTCGCGCGGCCAAACCGTGTGGCGCGACGGCTGCCGGCAGATCCCGATCACCGGCTATGCCGGACCGATCCCGGACGGTGTGCCGGAGCAGCCCGCCCGGGCGAAGAGGGGCGCGCGCTGATGTGGTCCAAAGCGCCCCCGCCGACGAAGGAAGAGGCCGCCCGGATTGAGCAGGCCAAGGTCGGTCCGTGCATGGCGTGCCTGGCGCTGGTCGAGCAGCGGCTGCTGGCGCCGTGGCAGGTGGTCTACGGCTGCGACTACAACCACGCCAAGAGCGGGAACATCCGCCGCGGCCACGCCTTCGGCTTCGCCCTGTGCAAATGGCACCACATGCGGTTGCCCATGGAAGGCAAGAGCTTCGCCCGGATGCGCGAGATCTACGGCACGAGCCTGATGGACGGCTCGCGGACATTCCACGAGACATACGGCTCGGACGACGACCTGATCGCCCAGCAGACCTATATCAACGAACTGAGGAGCGTCGCATGAGCGAACAGACCAAATCCATCGCCGAGCACGTGCGCACCGTGTTGTCCGCCCGTCCGGAGCAGGCCCACACGTACGCGGATGTTCATTCCGCACTGCGCGAGCAGGGCGTGGGTCCTGAGCGTGCCACTGAAGCGATCCAGCAGGCGCTGCGCTACCTGAAGAACTGCGGCTTCGCCAACAAGGTCGGCATGGGCGCGTGCGCCACCTTCCAGGCTACTGGGAAGGGCATGCAGCGCCCGCGGGTTGGCCGGGAGGAGAGTGGCCGCCGGCGGCGTGAGCGAGACCGAGTGAGGCATCAGGCCCGTCGAGCCGCACCGCCGCGCGAAAGGCGGGTGGACGCGAACACGGTTGCCAGGCCGAAGGCGAAGAAAGCCGAGGCCTCCAACGGCCCAGCCATGACTGTGGAGGAGTTCAAGGCGGCGGGCGGCGTGGTTGAGCGCCTGACGACCCACTGGGAGCAGATGGAGCGGGCAGCATGAGCATCTGCCCGATCGTCAATGAGGCATGGCGTGTCGCCCACGCCGCCCACGCAGGCCAGGTCGACATAGCCGGCCGGCCATACATCGAGCATGTGGCTAGGGTGGCGCTGGCGGTAGAGGGGGACGACGAAGCAGAGGCAGTGGCATGGTTGCACGACGTGCTGGAGGACTGCCCGGCGTATGCGCACCTGGTGGTGAAGTTCCCGCCGGTCATTGCCGATGCAGTCCTGGACCTGACCCGTACCCGTTTCGGTGACGCGTCCTACTACTGGAACATCCGTCGGAACCCCCTAGCGCTGAAGGTGAAGCTGGCCGACATCGCCGACAACAGCGACGAGGCTCGCCTGGCGCTGCTGAATCCAGCCACAGCCGAGCGGCTCCGCATCAAGTACGCCATGGCGCGCGCTGCGCTCGGGGCCGCATCATGAAGACGATTGAGCAGAGGGCGAGGGAGCTGCTGGCGGAGGCCCTGCGGCGGTCGTACCCGGACGACATTGCGCTGCGGTTGGTGGTCAATCAGTTACTTGCAGACGAGCTGGACCTTATCAATGCCCGCGTTGCCGTGGCAGTTCTGGTCGCCGCCCTCACGCCTCCGGAGGGGTTCGTGCTGGTTCCGGCGAGAGCGACGCAGGAGATGTACGCGGCATGGATGTGCAGCGCGGGCGGATGGGCCGACCGTTACAAAGCGCTGCTGGCCGCCCGGCCGGGAGCTGCCAATGAGTGAGCGCGCGCTGGAACTGGAGCTGCCTTGGCCCAGCAAGGACCTGTCGCCGAACGCGCGCGTCCACTACCGCGGCAAGGCGGAGGCCACTCGGCTGGCAAGGCAGACGGCCCTGCTGTTGGCGATCAGCGCGGGCTGGCGAAACGTGCAGCTGCCGGAAGGCCGGCTGCACCTTTGGATCGACTGCTACCAGGCGCCGGGGAAGAAGCTGCCGGACGACGACAACATGATCGGGCGCTGCAAGCCGTACCGGGATGGGATCGCCCAGGCGCTGGGTATCGACGACAAGCGGTTCAAGAGCCACCCGGACGTGAAGGACGAGCGCCGGCCGGGCGGGCAGGTGGTGATGCGGATCACGGGCGAGCTGCCAGCAGCAGCCCAGCAGCAAGGGGAGCAGGACAGTGCAGGTTGATACGTTCGGGGCATACGTGCGGGCGGAGCTGGAGCACTGGGGCAAGGAGTTCGCGCTGCACCGGGACCTCGACTACCTGGGGCACCATTCGAAGAACGTGCTGCAGGTGCTGATCGAGCACAAGGGAGACATGCCCGGCAGGGCACAGGGGTACAAGCCGCTGGAGTCGGACAGCCGGGCGCAGATGATCGAGGACATCGTTGCCTGCATCAGCCGGGACAACGTGGCGATGGCTTGCTCACTGCGCGCCTACTACTGCGGAACCGGCCGGAAGAAGGTGGAGCGGTTCGAGACAGCGATCATGCTGATGGCCAACTGTGGCCAGCGGGCCGTCTCGAACCGCCAGTATCTGAGTTTAGTCGAGTTGGGGTTTCAGCGGATCAGGGGGCGTCTTGAGGGTCAGGCGCTGGCGGCCTAGCTTTGCTGTCCCTTTCGTCGATCCACTGGCGATTTTTTTGAGGAATCTTCCCGTAGATTTCCTCAATCGCTGCAGGGCGCTCGATACGCTCGCTAACTATGAAGTTCAGCATATCGAACAGCCGGGCTGCGAGATCTGGCGTGTCCTGCAGATCAAGTTCGCCAGGATGAACAGCTTCATTCCCTATCACCCTGCATACGTCGAGGGCTTTCTGGACGAGGGGTGACAATCCTTCGGCAACCATCTGTTTTATGTCCGCATCGATTTTCTTACCCGGCATTCCGAGCTCAATGAGCAGCTTCTGCAGGGCGAGTCGAAGCAGCGCCGCTGCCGAACGCGGGGAGCGCGCCAGCACAGCAGATGCCTCTTCATAATCCCCGCGCACGGCAGGAGGCATCATAGGGTGTGCTGGAGGCGCGGCAGTGATCTCGGGAACCACAATGACCCATCTGTCTTCTGCACTGGCCGTCCAATAGTGCCTTCCGGCGCAGTGGGCGCACTGGCCACTCCATAGTGAGACGTATTCCCTGCCTCCGAGGCGACCTTGGCCCGTCAATTGGTCCCAAAATTGACTAGCAAAAACATGGCAGATCGGGCAGTGAAACGCAGTCTCGTTAAACGTTGGTGGAACATATTTGCTGTGCACGAGTTGACCTCCTTTGTCAGGTAGATAGCTTAACGCTTGACAGGTGCACACCTCTAGCATAGAGTTTCAGGCACTGTGACATAGAAGCCTCCGGATATATCCGGGGGCTTTTTCATTTCCGGAATCCATATGCTCCTGACCGCCTCGACAATCCAGCAGGCAGTCGGCTGCAGTGCCGCGACCGCACAGCTGTGGGCCAAGCCGCTCTCTGATGCTTGTGCCCTATATGCAATCAGCACGCCGAAGCGGCTGGCGGCGTTCGTCGCCCAGGTGGGCCACGAGTCGGCCAGCCTGAAGAAGCTGGTGGAAAACCTCAACTACGGCGCGCAAGGCCTCGCTGACACCTGGCCCTCCCGTTACGCAGTGAATCCGAATGCACGGCCGCGCGTACCGAATCAGCTCGCGCGCGCGCTGGAGCGGAAGCCGCAGGCGATTGCGAACAGCGCGTATGCGAACCGGATGGGCAACGGGCCGGAGTCGAGCGGCGATGGTTGGAAGCACCGCGGTCGTGGCCCGATCCAGAACACCGGGAAGGCGAACCATGCGGGCATGCGCGACACGCTGCGCGCGAAGGGCGTCAAGGCGGTGCCTGACTTCGAAGCGAGCCCTGAGCTGCTCGAGGTTCCGCAATGGGGCGCGCTGGCTGCTGCTGCGTATTGGGATGCGAACAACCTCAACAAGCTGGCTGACGCCGGCAGGTTCGATGAGATTACGCAGCGAATCAACAACGGTCAGACCGGTGCCGTAGACCGCCGGGAACGGTACGCGCGCGCGCTAAGGGCGATTGGACCATGACGGATCCCATCGCGCCGGCCAAGTTCCTCGCCCTCGTACTGGCCGCCGGCGCGGCTCCAACCGCTATCAGTCCGGGGTCGGTCCACGTGGAATGGCTGCACCTCGAGATCACCACGGCCTACTTCGGCGTGCCCTTCAACGTGCTGTTCGCCGCAGCGCTGGGTAGCTTGGGTGGCGTGTGGAACCAGAAGCTGCCCACCCGGCAGGAGCTCGGCATCGCCTTCCTGGGCAGCACCATCCTTGCGGTAACCATGAGCGTGCTGGGGCCGGAGGTGCTGAACGCACTGGGCCGCTGGACGATCGGCGACGGCTACCAGCCGATGGGCTGGTCCAGCACCGGGGTGCATGCCTCGGCGGCCATGCTGCTGGGGTTCACTGCTCAGAACTGGGGGCCTGAGCTCATCCGTGGCGTCGGCCCATTCTTCAAGGCCCTGCTGCGTCGCTACATGCCCCGTAAGGAGGGCCAGCCATGACGTTCTCCCTGTGGTCGTTGGCAGCAGTCCCAGCGCTGATCGTGATCTTCCTCACCGCCCTCTATGGCTTGAACGACGTCCAGATCAGGAAGCTACGGCAGCTGGCCCGAGGGCAAGGCCTGGTGGAGCTGGCACTCGGCGCATCGTTCGCACTCATGGCCTCGATGAGCTTCCTGATGTGCTCGGCCTGCCTGATGGGCGCCAATCTCTACACCTGGCGCGGCACGCTGCTCATGTGGGGCATCGCCGGTGTATTCGGCTTGGTCGGCAGGTTCGCCCCGTGGCGCAACTGGATCCAGCGGATGGCGGCCGCCGAGGCTGCTACGAACGGTGCACAGGCATGAACCGTTTGCTGATGCTCATCCTTGCAATTGCGACTTGGTCGGCCGGCATGTTTGCTGCTGGCTGGGCATGGCGCGGTGACCGTGCCGAGGGCTCCGAAGCCAAGCAGGCGGCGGCAGTCGTCAAGCAGGACTTGACCGCTGAGCAGGGTGCCCGCGCCACTGAACACCAACTGGCCGCCACCATGGCCACCATCGGAGCGAAGCATGAAGAAGACCGCGCTGCGGCCCCGGCCGTCGCTGATGCTGTTGTGGCTGACCTGCGCTCTGGCGCTCTCCGCCTGCGCAACGACCTCGCCGCGTGCCACACCGACCGCCTGTCCCAGGCTGCCGCCAGCGCCGGCGAGCGTAATGCGGCCTCCGACTTCGGAAGCACGCTTGCGGGACCTGCTGTTCGAATCGGCCGAGACGCCGACGACGATCTCCGCGCCTGCCAGGCCGTCGTTGCCGCTGACCGTGCCGCGGTGAGCCCATGAGCACCACCTCCCACGATGTGATCGTGCAGCTGGCGAAGGATCTCACTCAGCAGCAGTCGACCCAGCTGGCCAAGGATCTGAGGGCAGCGTTCCCACACAAGCGGGTGGTGGTCCTTCCACCAGGAGTGGTGGTGAGCCACAGCGAACAGCTGGACCGCATCGAGCAGAAGCTGGACACCCTGATCGCGGCGCTGGCAGATGAGCAGGACGACCAGGAAAAGCAGGGCCCCATCGTGACGCTGGACGGCGAGACCGTCGCTGCCGGCGACCGCGACCAGACGCAGGGCCTGGACTGATGCCCGGCTTCCCCTCCAGCCACAAGCCGATGCCACGCATTGCGCCCGTGCACGAGGCACAGGGGAAAGAAGAGAACTACGGCAAAGGTCGCGGTGGGCGACCATGGCGGCGCAAGCGAGACGCAGTCATGGCTCGCGACAAGTACATCTGCCAAGTCTGCCTCCCGGCCGGCCGCTACACCCCGGCCGACGAGGTTGATCACATCGTGCCCCAGGCCGAAGGCGGAAGCGACGCTGACGACAACCTGCAGGCGATCTGCCGCGGCTGCCACGATGTGAAGACGAAGGCGGAGATCGCGCGAGGCGCGAACCGTTCCCATCCACGTCGCGGCGAGAAGCTGAACGCGCACACGGTTCCGAAGACCCCGGGGGGAGGGTCAAAAGTTTGAGGGGTTGCCCTCGGACACCGGCCGCTCAGCCAAATTTTCGCACGGTCAAAATTAGGATTTGAAAAATGAGAGGACGGAAGCCGACTGCTCCGGCCCTCAAGGTGATCGCCGGGACCGCCCGGCCGGACCGTGAGGTGCCGGATGCCCCCGAGTTCGATCTGATCGACGAGTTCCCGGATCCACCGCAGCATCTCAACGTCAACGGCGCTGCTATGTGGAATGACCTTGGTCCGCAACTAGTTGCGGCGCGGGTGCTCCAGACGGTCGATCTCTATGCGCTGCAGCAGCTTTGCTACGCCTGGCAGGTCCAGGTCGCAAAGCAGATGGCTGGCGTCGACATCACAGCCGCCGAGCAGACAGCGCTCAAAGCGCTCATGTCTGAGTTCGGCATGACCCCGGCCAGCCGTCGGAAGGTGAGTTCAGGTGGCGACAGCAAAAAGACCGGGAACAAGTTCGGCGCGCTCGGCGCGCCGGGCAGGTAAGCCTGCAGGCAAGACCGCAACGAAAAAGACGGTGCGGAGGCAGGTGCGAGCTAAGGCGCCGGATCCATCTGACTACGTCGCGGTGGCCATCGCATACGCGCAGGAGGCCATAGCAGACAAGAAGGGTACGCGGTTTGGGAAGCTGATCCGCCAAGCTGCGCGGAGGTTCATTGACGATCTGGCCCGCGCGAAGAAGCGCGGTGCGCCGTTTCGGTTTTCGGCCGAACACGCCTGCCATGCGTGTGGATTCATTGAGCTGCTGCCACATGTCGAGGGTAAGTGGGAGACGCCCGAGATACGGATGCATCGTTCTCACGTGTTCTTCGTTGTGCAGCTGTTCGGGTTCCGGAAACCGGACGGAACCAGGCGATTCACCTCGGCGCTGTTCGCGGTGGCCCGCAAGAACGCGAAGTCCACCTTGGCATCGGCCATCCTGCTGTACTGCCAGTGCTGCGAGAACGAGGAGGGTGCGCAGGTAATCTCGGCCGCGACCACGTTCCCTCAAGCATCGATCATCTTCAACGTTGCCAAGCGCATGGTGGAGAAGACGCCGGAGCTTCGAGAAGCCTACGGTTTGGAGACCTGGGCGAAATCGATCAGTCGGATGGAGATTGGGGCGAGCTTCAAGCCCATTCACGCCAAGGCCAGCACGCAGGACGGCCTGAACCCGTCCCACGTTGGCCTCGACGAGATCCACGCGCATAAGACACCGGACCTGCTGAATGTTCTGCAGTCGGCTGCTGGTGCCCGGCAGAACCCGCTCTGGTTGTTTACCACCACTGAGGGCTACACGAATCCCGGCCCATGGGCTGAGATAAGGCAGTTTGTGAAGCAGCTGCTTGCGGGAATGTTTGGTCACGAGGCTGATCACTACCTTGCCCTGTTCTACGCCATCGATGAAGAGGACAAGGAAGCCGGCACGAAGGGTGACGACACGTTCGACGAGTCGAAGTGGATCAAGGCCAACCCCCTGATCGATTCGAATCCGCACCTACTCGCGGCGATCCGCAAGGAGGCGGTGGAGGCGAAGCGCATGCCCTCGAAGCTGGCAGAGTTTGAGATTAAGCGCGTCAACCGGCCGGCGGCGTCCGCCAACAGCTGGGTTTCGCTTCCGAAGTGGAAATCTTGCGCCGGAGTGGTCGACCTTGAGGCACTGCGGGATGTCCCGTGCTGGGGAGGGCTGGATCTGGCCAGTACCCGCGACCTGACTGCATTGCGGCTGGTCTGGCGCGTCGGCAACAAGATCATCACCTGGGGACGCCGCTGGGTTCCTGCTGATGCAGTTGAGCAACGCACGGAGCGCGGCACTGTGCCCTACGCCGGGTGGGTTGCGGCCGGCCTAATCGAACAGACCGAAGGGCAAGTCACCGATTACGCGGTTATTGAGCAAGCGGTCTTGGACGTCGTGGAGCGGTTCAACGTGCAGTCCATCGCGTTCGACCGCTGGAACGCCACGGAAATGGTCAGCCGGCTGGTGAAGGCTGAAGTGCCGCTGGTCGAGTTCATCCAAGGCACGAAGTCCTATCACCCGGCGATGCAAGAGCTGGAGCGGGCATACATCGCCGGAAACCTGGTCCATGACGGAGATCCGGTGCTCACGTGGTGCGCGGCGAACCTAGTTTCCCGAACCGATCAGAATATGAACAAAGCTCCTGACAAGAAGCGTTCCGCGGACAAGATCGACGACATGACTGCACTGCTCATGGCGGTAGGTGTCAGCCTGACTATCGACGAATCGCAGTCGATAGACGACTTCCTCAACAACCCGGTGATCGGATGAAGACCAAGGCAACCAAGCCAGGGCGCCTGCGTGCTGCGGCGCTGAAATGGCTGGGCGTACCTGTCCACCTGACCGATGGCGATTTCTGGGCTGAGTTCTTTGGGTCGAGTTCGAATGCTGGCGTTCCGGTCAACCATGAGACGGTGTTGAAGCTGTCTGCGGTCTGGTCCTGCGTACGCTTGATCTCGGAAACCATCTCCACGCTCCCACTGTCGATGTACGAGAAGACCAGCACCGGAAAGCGGGTAGCGAGCCATCATCCGCTGCAGTTCATTCTGCACGACCAACCCAACGCAGACACCACTGCAGCAGTCCACTGGGAGGCGTGCGTGGCGGCGATGCTTCTGCGCGGGAATGCCCGCTGCGAGAAGCTGATGATCGGCAGCAAGGTGGTCGGGCTGCAGTTCCTGCATCCGGACCGACTTACCTCATTTCGCCGCGACGGTGCGAAAGTGTGGCGTTACACGGACGAGGATGGCTTCCAGCGCGAAATTACTAACGACAGAGTCTGGAGCATCCCCGGTTTCTCTCTTGACGGGAAGGACGGAGTTTCCGTTATCGGCTACGGTGCGGAAGTGTTCGGCGCTGCGATCGGTGCCGACATGGCTGCCAGTTCGACTTTCTCGAAGGGCTTGCTTCCAACCACTGCCATCTCCTACCCGAGCACACTGAAACCAGAGCAGCGCAATGACGCGCGCCAGACGCTTGAAGCATTGAGCGGTGCGGTCAATGCAGGCCGCCCGGTTATTCTCGAGGCAGGTTCAGAAATCAAGACGATCGGCATCAACCCTTCTGACGCGCAGCTGCTCGAGTCACGTGCATTCTCGGTGGAGGAAATTTGCCGCTGGTTCCGCGTACCGCCCTTCATGGTCGGTCACAGCGAGAAATCCACGAGCTGGGGTACTGGCATCGAACAGCAGATGATCGGCTTCTTGACATTCACATTGGGGCCTTGGCTTCGCCGGATCGAGCAAGCGATCAGCAAGGACCTGCTTACGCCGGCAGAGCGCCTTCGTTACTACCCGAAGTTCGCAGTGGAAGGCCTGCTTCGCGCTGACAGCGCGGGCAGGGCGGCCTTCTACGCAGCCATGGTCAATAACGGCATCCTGACTCGCGACGAAGTGCGCGAGCTGGAGGACAGGGAGCCCATGGGAGGCAACGCCGCCGTCCTCACCGTCCAGACTGCCTTGGCTCCGCTGGACAAACTCGGCCAGGCAGAAGACGGCAACGCAGCCCGCGCGTCGATGCGCGCCTTTCTCGGCGTGCCTGACGCCTCCAGCAAGGAATAAAAGATGACCATCCGTGCAACCCCGGGCGTTCCCAGCGGACGCCCGCAGATGGACGTGCGCAGCTATGTGGCGCCTGCAGCGTTCGACCGCTGGGACGCGACAATTCGTGCGGCTGCCGAGAACGAAGAAGACCGCACGATAGGTATCTACGACGTCATCGGTGAGGACTGGTGGACCGGTGGTGGCTTCACCGCGAAACGCATGTCAGCTGCCCTCCGGTCGCTCGGCAAAGGGCCGGTGACGGTGGCGATCAACTCGCCCGGCGGCGATATGTTCGAGGGCCTGGCCATGTACTCGATGCTCCGCGAGCACCCGGGCGAGGTGACCGTCAAGGTCATGGGCATAGCCGCCTCTGCCGCCTCGATCATCGCCATGGCCGGCGACCAGGTGCAGGTGGCGCGTGCCGGGTTCTTGATGATCCACAACTGCTGGCTGCTCGCCGCTGGAAACCGCCACGAGCTTCGCGAGATTGCGGATCAGCTTGAGCCCTTCGATCTGGCGATGGCTGACGTTTACGCGGCCCGCACTGGCGAAGACGTGAAGTCGATGCAAAAACTGATGGATCGCGAGTCGTACATCGGCGGAAGCGCGGCTGTATCCCAAGGGTTTGCCGACTCCCTTCTGGACTCCGACGAGATCAGCAAAACAGAAGACGGCAAGAACGCCTCAGCCGTTCGCCGGATGGAGGCCGCCCTGCGCGCATCGGGTATGCCCAAGTCAGAGGCAATGCGTCTCATCAGTCAGTTCAAGTCCAGTGCGGGGGATCCGGCTGGCAGCGGTGAGGGCGAGCCCACCGAACACGGTCAGCGTGACGCTGCCGGCTTCAGCAACACCGCGGCGCTGGCCGCAACCCTCACCACTATCCTGTAAGGAGAGCCTCAATGGCCCAGATCGACGACGATATCAAGAACATCAACGCCAGCCTCGGGCAGGTGAATGAGCAGCTGAAAAAGCACGCCGAGCAGGCCAAGGCCGATATCAGCGCGCACGCGCAGCTGTCCGAAGAAACGAAGGCCAAGGTCGACCAGCTGTTGGTCGCCCAGGGCGAACTGCAGGCCAACCTGCAGGCTGCCCAGCAGGTGATCGCCAAGCTCGAGCAGGGCGGCGGCGCGCCGGCCAAGGCTCGGACCATTGGCGAGGTCGTGGCGACCTCCGATGTGTGCAAGAACTTCAACCCTGGCATGCAGGGCAGCTTCACGGTCAAGGCCGCGATCACCCGGGAGGATGCCTCGGCGGGCAATCTGATCGAGCCGCACCGTATCCCCGGCATTGTGGCGACCCCGAACCAGCGCCTGTTCTTGCGCGATCTTCTGACCTGGGGGACGACCACGTCGGATAGCCTGGAGTACGTCCGGGAAACCGGATTCACCAACAACGCCGACGTCGTCGCCGAGAACCCGACCAACCCGAAGCCTGAGTCGGATCTGGCGTTCGAGCTGGACTCGGCGAAGGTGGCGACCATTGCCCACTGGATTCGTGCGTCCAAGCAGGTCCTGCGCGATGCCGGCATGCTGCAGGCCTACATCAACGGCCGCCTGATGTACGGCCTGAAGCTGAAGGAAGAAGCGCAGCTGCTCAAGGGCTCTGGTGTCGGCCTCAACATCAATGGGCTGTATACCCAGGCGACGGCGTACGCAAACCCGGGCGTGGTCGTGCAGAACGAGACCGCCATCGATCGTCTCCGCATCGCCATGCTCCAGGTGACTCTGGCCGAGTACGAAGCGGACGGCATCGTGCTGAATCCGATCGACTGGACCACGATCGAGCTGTCCAAGACCACCGAGAACGCCTACCTGTTCGCCACGCCGCGCGGCTTGGCCGTTCCGGGCCTGTGGGCCCGCCCGGTTGTGGCAACCAAGGCCATGGACACCGGTGACTTCCTGACCGGCGCTTTCAAGATGGCCGCGCAGGGCTGGGACCGTGAGCAGGCGAATATCACCGTGTCCAACCAGGACCGCGACAACTTCGTCAAGAACATGGTGACCATCCTCTGTGAAGAGGACGTTGGCCTGACCGTGTTCCGCCCCGAAGCTTTCGTCAAGGGCGGGTTCGACGGCCTGCCGGTTGTGGACGGCGCCGGCGGCTGACCTGGCTCCTCATCCGCGGGGCTTCGGCCCCGCGGCTTCATCTTCTATGGCGGACGAGATCATGACCAAAGTCAAAGCAATCACTTCCTTCGATCACCATGGCCGTCGTAACCGTGGTGCGGAGTTCGAGGTCACCCCGCAGCATGCGCAGCTCCTGGAAAAGCGCGGTCTGGTCAAGCCCATGACCGGCGCGGTGACAGACAGTGGCAGCAAGAAGGACGCGGCCATCGCTGGTGCAAGCCTCGTGGACCAGAACGCTGCGGCAACTCTGGCGGCAATCGCGAAGGTTACCGAAGTCGGAATTCTTGCAGATGCGCTGTCTGCTGAGCAGGCCAAGGGCGACAAGGCACGCAAGAGCGTGATCGAGGCGCTCACTGCTGCCATCGCCGCTGCCCAGCCGCAGGTCTAAGCCATGCGCCTGGTGACTATCAAACAGGCCCGGCAGCACTGCCGGGTCGATACCGCTGACGACGAGATGCTGGTCCTCTATGCCGAGGCAGCAGAGCAGACGGCGCAGGATTTCCTGAACCGCCAAATTTTCTCTGACGTGGACGAGCTTGCCGCTGCGGTGCTTGACGGCAAGGCAGGGGACGATCCCATTGTGGCCAACCAGGCAATCATCGCGGCGATTCTGTTGCTGACGGGACACCTGTACCGAAACCGTGAAGCCGTGACTTCGGAGAACACTGTTCAGCTGCCTCTCGGCGCCCACTCATTACTCTGGCCGCACCGCGTGGGCCTCGGCGTATGAGTCTGGCCGCCGGAGATCTCCGCCACCGCGTGCTGATCCAGCAGCAGGTCACCACTCGCGACGATGACGGTGTCCAGACCACCAACTGGGTGGACGTGGACACGGTATGGGCCAGCGTCGAGCCGCTGTCGGCACGCGAGTTCATCCAGTCGGGACAGACCCAGGCGGCGGTGACCGCGCGCATCACCATCCGATACCGCGCCGGCCTGCTGCCGAGCATGCGCCTGGTGCACCGCGGCCAGGCCTACAACGTCGCCGGCTTGCTGCCTGACAAGGCGTCGGGGCTGGAATACATCACGATCCCGGTCTCCGCCGGCGTCAACGACGGGCGGTAGAGCATGAAGGTCGAAATGAAGATCAATGGAGTGGACGGCCTGCTGGCCACCCTGCAGGCGCTGCCGCCGGAGGTCGTCAGCAAGCGCGGCGGTCCGGTGAAGCTGGCGCTGGCCAAGGGCGCACGCATGCTGCGCGACCAGGCGAAGGAGAACTTCCGACGCTCAGCATCTGTCGGCGGCGCGGACAGCACCGACACCACGGTCAACAACATCATCGCCAGCCGCGGCAAGGCGCCCACCGGGACCAAAGGCGAGCGCCAGCTGGTGCGCGTAAAGCGCCAGGTTTTCGTCAATGCCAAGGGCGCTCGGACCACAACACTGCGCGCTGCACAGCTGATGGAGTGGGGATCCGCGCTACAGCCTGCACGGCCGTGGCTGCGGCCTGCAGTCCAGCGACGGGGAAGCCAGATCATCGACACGATGACCGAGGACCTGCTGAAGCGAGTGGAGCTGATCACCAAGCGCCTGGCAGCCAAGAACGGGGGTAAGCGCTGATGTTCCCCAAGGTCTACAGGACCATCCGTACGCCTGCGGTCATCGCGCTGGTTGGCGACCGCGTCAGTGGCCACGGCAAGGCGCCGCAGACGGATCCCCGTCCCTACATCACCTGGCAGATCGTCACCGGCGATCCCTACAGCAACCTCAGCAGCGCGGCCGGCGGCGACTTCACCACGGTGCAGATCGACTGCTACCACAAGGATGAGGCGGGCGCCCAGGCGCTGGCGCTGGCCGTGCGCGGCGCGCTGGACGCGGAGCTGATCGTCAACCGGGTCGCGATCGACACGATCGATTCGGACACCGCGCTCTACCGCGTCGGACTGGAAGCCGACTTCATCGACCAGCGCTGAGCCGCTGAAACCATCACCAACCACGCACTGCCGCCCTCGCGCGGCTTCAATAGAGGATCAAGCCATGACCGAGGGCGTCGTCAAGACCCAGGGCACCCATCTGTTCTTCGCCGACCCGAATGCGGCCGGCGGACCTGCAATCGTGAAGTTCGCCTGCCCGACCGGTGCATCCGGCCTCGGCGGCGCTGCCGACCAGATCGAGGACACCTGCCTCGACGCGACGGTCGACAAGACCTACCAGCGCGGCCTCGGCACCCCGGGCCAAGTCAGCATCCCGTTCAACTACATCCCCAGTTCGGCATCGCATGCCGCGCTGTTTGAGCTGAAGGACACCGGCGAGAACGTGGATTGGTACATCGGCCTCAGTGATGGCACCGCCGCGCCGACGCTCGTCGACGATGCGCTGGTGCCGCCGCTGGCCAGTGCACGCTCCGGCTTCAAGTTCCAGGGCTACGTGGCTGATTACAACATCGACATCGCCACCAACGAGATCGTCCGCGGCACCGTCACCGTGCAGCGCAGCGGTCCGGTCCTCCGCTACGGCAAGCCGCTGGCCTAAAGCAGCGGCAACGGCTGTGGCTTGAATCTGGGTCGGCATCTGGCGCTGTCAGGCCGTGGCGCCACGCCGGCCCCCAACACTTCGAGAACGGGCATGAATGACGCGAACAAGGCAGCCGGCGTGCTGCTGGACGACTCCCTTTTCATCAGCGATCGGGTCCACGTGAAGGACGTGAAGCTGCCCGACGGGAAGAAGCACAAGTTCCATTTCCGTGAGCTGCCGGCAGCAGAGTTCCATGCCTTCATCAACGCGCAGCGCGATGAAAGCGCTGACCGCCAGGCTGACTCGTGGCCGCGGCTGATCGCGAAAGCGGTCGTCGATCCTGATGGCAAGCTGGTGCTGTCGCTGGACCGGGCGCGTGCCCTGAAGTTCCCCGTGCAGGCCGCCCTGGTGAATGCTATCCGCGAGGTGAACAGTTACCAGGGAAAGGCGACCTCGCCCGACGAGGCAGCGCCGAGTGGTTCCGATACCAGCTCGCTCTGAGCCTGGGCAAGAGCGTCGCGGAGATCGATGCGCTGGGCGAAGTGGAGCTGGCCGGCTGGCGTGCCTTCTTCGAGCTCTACCCGTTCGACGACCTGCATCGCTTCCACCGGCCCGCTTCCGCGATCGCCGGCTCCTTCGGCGCCAAGCCCGAGCAGGTCCTGAAATACCTCTCGCCCGACCCAATCGACTCTGCACTGAGCGACGCCGATCGCGACGTTGCCACGGCGCTGGGCTTCACCTCCTGACGGGATAAACCATGTCAACCGCCGGTTCCATTGTTGTTGATCTACTGATGCGAACCGGGTCCTTCGAGACCGACGCTGACCGCGCTACCAAGCAAGTGAAGAAGCTGGGGAAGGACTCCAGCGATAGTGCGGCGCAGGTGGGTGCCGCCTTCGGCAAGATCGGTGGCGTCGTAGCCGGTGGCCTGACCGTGGCCACGGTGGCGGTGGTCAACTGGACCCGGCAGTTGGTGGTTGCTTCCGCCGAGGTGGAGAAGCTGTCTCGTCTCTCCGGCACCAGTGAGCAGACCTTCCAGCGCCTGGCCGCCGGTGCCAGCACCGTGGGCATTCAGCAGGACAAGCTGGGCGACATCTTCAAGGACACCCAGGACAAGCTGGGTGACTTCCTGAGCACCGGCGGCGGTGCGATGAAGGACTTCTTCGAGCAGATCGCGCCGCGCGTCAATCTGACCGCCGACGCCTTCCGGAACCTCAGCGGCCCCGAGGTCCTACAGAAGTACTACAAGGCGCTGGAGGATGCCGGTGCGTCGCAAGCGGACATGGTCTTCTACATGGAAGCCATCGCCAGCGACTCGGCGATGCTGGCGCCGCTGCTGGCGAACAACGGGGAGGGCTTCCGCAAGTGGGGCGCGGAGGCGGAGCGTGTGGGGGCGATCCTCGATGGGCCGACCATCGCCGCGATGAAGGAGGTGAAGGAGCAGTCCAACCAGATGGATCTGGCGTTCCAAGGGCTGCGTACCGAGGTGGCCACGCAATTGCTGCCGCAGTTCCGCGATCTCGTTCAGCTGCTGGGTGCTGAGGACACGAAGCGTGCCTTCACCAGCATTGCCGGATTCGCGGCGGACATTGCAGGCGAGATGGCAAATGGCGTCGTGCAGATCGCCAGCTTCATCACCAGGTTCCGCGAGATGCGGAGGCTTGACGGCGCCGGGGATGCCGATCTGGCAGGAGCCTCCGAGGATGCGCTGAACCAGAAAATAGGCGAGTTGGGCGCAGTGCGTCGGGCGATGCTGGCTGCCGAAGGCGACAACGAGCGAACGGCGAAGGAATCCCAGCGGCTGATGCTGGAGATGCAACGCGTCCAGCGAGAGCTGACCCGTCGCTACAAGGCTGAAAACGCAGCCGAGAACTTCAAGGGCGTTACTGGGAGCGTTGACAGCACCGGTCGAATCATCAGGCCGCAGGAAGCTGGCAGCTTTCGCGCCACTGCGGCCGCGGACAAGGACAAGACGGGCGAGAACGCTGCCAAGCGGCTGGCCGAGGCACTGAAGTCAGCCAACCAGCAGCTGGAGCGTCAGATCGCGCTCTATGGTGATGCGTCGGAACTGTCCCGGGTCACCTACGAGATCCAGTTCGGCGGACTGAATGGAATCGATGAGGCGTCCCAGTCCGCGCTGCGGTCCGGGGCGTCGTTGCTGGACATGCTCGGCAATATCGACGAGGCCGAGGCGATCATGGCCGAGGACGCTCAGCGCTTCGCCGATGCGTTCCGCAGCCTTCTCGGGCAGGACGACGACTCCACGGTGGCGAACTACTTCGATCAAATGTCCACCTACGCCGACCAGGCGGCGCGCAACATGCAGGACTCGTTTGCCGATTTCCTCTTTGATCCCTTCGCGGAGGGCCTCGGGGGCATGGTTGAGGGCGCAGCCAACGCGATGCGGCGAATTGCTGCCGAGTTCGCCGCTTCCCAGGCATTCGAAGCGCTTGGCCGGTGGGCTTCGACCTACAGCGGAGCCGGCAGCAGCTGGATCAATTCCATCGGCGGGGCGATCGCTGGTAAAGGCGGCCGTGCCGGCGGCGGTCCGGTTTCCGAGAACGGGATGTACCGGGTGGGTGAGGGCGGGATGCCTGAGCTGTTCCACCAGGGCGGCAAGACGTTCCTGATCCCAGGCGATGCCGGCACCGTTCGTCCGGTCACGGCCCGCCTTGGGGGCGACGCTGCGCCCGCGTTTGGTGGTGCAGGCGGCATGCGTGCCACCGTCAACATCGACAACCAGAGCGGCGCCCAGTTCGATATGAAGGCGGAGGACATTCGATTCGACGCTGGCGAGTGGGTCATCAACATGGTCGCGCGCGACCTGGCCACCGGCGGCAATACATTCAAGGCGTTGCAGCAGACAACTGGCGTACAGCGCAGGGGTAACGTTAATGGCTGAAATCTATCCCTGGCCCAGCACCAGCATCCCGTGTCCGCTGGTGGAGGGCTATGTCGATGCAGGCGACGATGGCGTGATCCGCACCACGGTGCAGTCCGGCCCACAGCGCGCCCGCCGGCGTGTGAGTGCTGTGTCCGCTCAAGTGACGGGTGTGGTCATGGTCCGTCGCGCCGGTATGCAGGTGCTGGAGGACTTCTACTTCCTGACGCTCCGCCAAGTAGGCCGCTTCTACTGGCGTGACTTCCGAAAGCCAGCAGCAGACGACAACGTCGCCGTGTACCGGTTTGCAGCCCGGCCCAGCTACGCGCCGACGTCCTCACCCGTGCTCTGGAAAGCCACCCTGCAGCTGGAGCGACTTACCACCGTGAACGGACACTTCCTGCTCGACTTCTACGACAAAACGACCTGGCCGACGACCTGACATGCCACGCATCCTTTCCCCGGCCGCAGCGCGGTCGATCTTGTCGTGCGAGACCGATGAGATCTGGATGTGCGCCATGCGCATCACCCACTCGTCGATCGCCACCATCCGCATCGTCAACGACAGCGTGGAGGCGGTGAGAGCAGACGGTATCTACACGCCGTGGGGCTTCGAACCTATCCTGCCGAACGACACGGCTGATGCGAATGCCACGGTCACTGTGACCATGGACAACGTCGACCGCGACATCGTGAAGCTGCTGCGCACCATCACCGGCGAGCCGCCGAAATGCACGCTGGAGGTCGTCCTGGCCAGCCAGCCGGACGAGGTGGAGCTGGGCCCCTTCGAGTTCTCGATCCTGCAGGGGCAGAGCGACATCACCACGCTGCAGCTGTCCTTGGGCTACGAGGAAGACTTCCTCAACCAGGGTGTCCCGGCGCAGAGCTACAACCCGACCAGCAGCCCGGGATTGTTCGTATGAACTGGATCGGCATCCCCTACCAGGGCGAGAAGTTCTGCCGCGAGTTTGCTCGGCAGGTGCTGGCGGAGCAGGGCATCCAGATGCCATGTGTCGATGACCCCAGCCAGGCGCCGAACTGGACGCGTGTCGAGCGGCCAGAGCAGTACGACGTGGTGGTGTTCAAGCGTGCAGGGCGGGCGGACCACGTCGGTGTGTGCCTGGGCCGTGGCGACTTCCTGCACGTCGAAGAGAACCGATCCTCATGCATCGAGCGCCTGTCCTCCCCGAAGTGGGAGCGGCGGATCGAGGGCTTCTACAGATTCACCGGAGTTCGTTCGTGACCCAAACCCATTCCCTGAGCCTGTACGCGCACGAGTTCGCGCCGGCAGGCGTGTTCGAGGTCCGCGGCGGGCAGAGCCTGCGCGCGATGCTGCAGGAAGCCTGCGGCTCTGGAGAGCTGGCTTCGTCCCTCGACCTCCGTGTGGGGGGCTACCAGGTGCCGGTGGAGATGTGGGACCGCCTGCGGCCGAAGGAGGGGGCGATCATCACCGTGGTGCGCACCGATCTCGCCGGCGGCGGCGGAGGGCTCCTGCGATCGATCGCCATGATCGCCGTAGCTGTAGCCGCTACATGGGTCACTGCTGGCGGTGCCGCGGGCTGGGGCCTGGCCTTCGCCGCGAAGGGGACGTTTGCTGCAGCAGCTCTCGGCGCAGGTGTGACCATCGCCGGCTCGCTGCTGGTGAACGCCCTGATCCCGCCCCCCACGCCTGGCGGTGGTAGCTTCGGTTCCGACCTGCAGTACAACCAGCTCACCGGCAGCAGCAACCAAGCCATGCAGTGGGGTCCCATTCCCATCGTGCTGGGGGAGAGCCGCTTCTTCCCCCCTCATGCGGCCATCCCCTACAGCGAGAATGTGGGCTCGGACAGCTACCAGCACCTGCTGTTCGACCTCGGATACGGCGAGCTGGAAGTCAGCGACATCAAGATCGGCGACAACGCGCTGAGCACGTACAGCGACGTCCAGTACGAGATCACCAAGACCCCCACGCTCTACACCAACGACGTCACTGAGACGGCCGTGGGCTTCACGCTGGCGGCCAACGGCGACAACACTTCGCGCACCAGCGCACCGGGCATCGACACGCTGAGCCTGGACCTGCTGTTTCCGCAGGGGCTGATCGGCTATGGAACGTCCTCCAGCGGCCCGGGCGATGGCTTCGAGATGTGGGTTCTGTACCGGATCCAGTACCGGCCGACCGGCACCAGTGGCTGGCTCAACGTCACCGGCGCGCGCCTGTCGAAGATGCTCACACAGTGGGTGCCCGGTAGCGGTGGCCAGCGGCCAAACCTCAGCCCCGGCCCCGGCCTGTTCCTGGTCAAGACGCGATCGAAGGCGCCTTTCACCGCTGGCCTGGCATGGGATGCGCCCAACGGACAGTACGACGTGCGTGTGGAGCGCATCTCCGCGCTGCGCGGCGACAGCGCCAACACCTACATCGACACGGCCACCTGGACGCTGCTGCGCTCGATCCGGAACGTGAACCCGTCGACGACCGGCACCACCAAGCTGGCCATGCGGATCAAGGCGACTGACCAGCTCACCGGCTTGCTGCAGAGCCTGTCGTGCACGGTGCGGCAGAAGATCCCCGTCTACGACCGCAACACCGGCACTTGGTCGGCGCCGCAAGTCAGCCTCAACCCGGCGTGGAACAGCTACTGGCTCATGACCATGTGCCCGGCGGTGAAGCGGCACGTGCCGGCCAGCCGCATCGACCTAGACAGCTTCGCCGACCACGCCGAGTTCTGCAGGGTCAATGGGTTCGAGACGCGGATGACGCTGGATGCGGTGACCACGGTGCGCGACCTGCTGGTGCGCGTGCTGGGCGGCGGCCTGGGCTCGCCGGGAAACCGGGATGGCAGGTACTGCGTGGTCTTCGACCCGGGCGTGGTGAGCTACCCGCGTATGGCTTTCAGCCCGGTGGACATCGAGAGCTTCTCGGACACGACCAGCTACCTGCGCATGCCCGACGCCCTGCGCGTCCAGTTCCGCAACCCGAACGCCGACTGGAAGGACGACGAGATCATCGTGCTGCGGGATGGCTTCAGCTATCGCGGGGTGGATGCCCGGGGCAATCCGTCCTCGGCGCCGCAGGCCACCGAGTTCGAGACCATGAAGGTCGACCAGTCCATGCTGCCGCAGCAGGCCTGGCGCATGGGCCGGTATCACCTCGCGCAGGCAGAGTTCCGGCGCACGTCCTACAGCTTCTCGCCAACGATCTCCGGCCTGAGCACCACCCGCGGCGACGTGGTGGATGTGGGCCATGACTACATGGAGTGGGGCGCCGGCAGCGGCCGGCTCATCGGGCTGACCGCCCAAGCGCCTCCTGGGTATGTCGGCACGATCAAGCTGGACACGATGATCGATACGGACCCCGCCAAGCAGTACGGAATCCAGATCCGCAAGGCGATGGGCGAGCCGGCGGTGGTCAACGTCGAGCCCCACAGCGCCTACACCGACACGTTCTACATCCCCGAGGGCGCAGCGCTGCCGGCGGGTGTCTCGCGCGATGACATGGCGATCGTTGGCCTGCGCGGGCAGGAGACGGTCCGGCTGCTGGTCACCGGCGTCACCTATGCGGCGGACTTCATGACCAGCTTCACGGCCACCAACTACGACGAGCGGGTCGACGCCTACTGGCGGAACCCGCCCACGTCGATCATCAGCGAGGTCACGGGCACCGTCCTGGGCGCGCCGGAGCCGCCGGTCATCTCGGCCATCTCCACGGTCAACGCCAACAACAAGACCGACGATGCCGGCATCGCCACGCCGGTGGTGCGCATCAACCTGACCAACAAGCCCGGGTTCATCTACGAGGCCCTGCGATGAAGACACCTGTGGTTGCTCACGAGGTCCGGTATCGCCAGGTCGTGGTGGGGGACTTCGCCGAATCAGCGTGGATGACGAAGACCTTCCCGGTGGGGGAAAACATCGATCTGGAAGAGCTGGCGCGCGGGGTGCCCTACGAGCTGCAGATCAGGGCCGTCGGAGCCAACGGCAATTCGTCCGAGTGGGTGGACGGGTCCGCGCTGCTGGCGCTGACGAACCGGGTCGGTGCCGCGGCGCTCCCGAACATCGGCAACCAGCAGTCGATGTGGGACCTGCAGACGTCGGTCACCTTCGCCGCAAGCACCGACGGCAGCGGCAGCTCGGTGGCCACGATCAGCGTCACCGCTGGTGACCTGATCATCGGCTCGGTGGTGGTGTCCTATGCCGCAAGCAGCGCCACGGTCACCGGTGCAGCGGGCGAGAAAGTCACGCTCTACCTGTACTACCACGATCCGCTCCTGCAGGGCGGCAGCCGGCTGCTCAACGTCACCACCAACATCGTGGAAACCGCGAACGTCAACGGCAACGTGGCCGTCAGCTCGATCGAGTTCACCTTCCCACCTGCCGGCGGCAGCAGCAGCGGTGGCGGCAGCATCGGCGGCGGCGGCGGTAGTGGCGGCATCAGAAATCCCCCTTACACCGAGGTTCCGGTATGACGTACATCAGGCGGGACGATGTCCCGGTGGCGGAAGGCGAGATGGCGGTCCAGCTCGACACCGGCGAGGTTGTGGCGCTGCGGTGCGAGCGCGGCATCAACCGGGGGAACGTCGTGTTCACTGGCACGGCGCGCGCCATCCTTGAGGACGGCACGCAGGTCTTCGGAGCCGATGGCATGCCGGTGGAGCGGGAGTATCGACACACCGACCAGCGTGCCCAACTGGCCGACCTCATTGCCAGGGACGTGCTCATGGCCCTGATCGGCGAACCGATCTCGGAGCTCGTGCAGTGGTCGTCCCAGCTGCTCATCGACGTCAACATTCGCCAGGCGCTGTCGCTGGCCACCATCAATGTCGGGGCCTTTGACGCCTCGGCCGTGCTCTGAGGCGCTCATGAAGATCAACGATCTCGAACTCGTTCCTCTGGCCGACCTGCCGATCTTGCCTGAGTCTCAGTGGGCCTATCTGATCGCGGCCGATCCAGCGCTCAAGAAGGCCGGCCGCGTCTACTTGCCGGATATTTCGGCAGCAGCTGCCGCCGTCGGCGCTGAAGTAGGCAAGATAGTCAGCGAGGGGCGCATCCAGATCAATGCTTCGCTGGCTGCGATGCAGCTGTATTTCGAGGTACTTTCTCAGCAGGCAGCAGATCAGGCGGATTTTATCCTGGCGTCGCTCGGGTATATCCCACCTGTCGATTATCAGGGTGGCATCCTCGTCGAAAGCGCGAGGACCACGGTGACGTACCAGGGCACCGTCTACGCTGCCAACCAGTCCTATATTCCATTCACGACCACCGCGGACTTCGATCCAGCCAAGTGGCGAGTGATCCAGGGCGTTACGTATGCGGATATAGCGCTGAATGGCGGTGATGCAGTTGGCGTAGATCCCGGTACGGGACGATCGGTCAAGCTCAGCGAGTTCCTTTCGCACGATATCCGGCCTGAATGGTTTTTCATCGGGAATGACCGGCAGAGGATCCAGTCGGCGCTTGACTGGGCAGGCATCCTCTACGCGGCAACCGGCATCCCTCGCCGCGTGGTTTTGGACGGTAGCTATGTGGTTGATACGAACCCAGCCTCTTCGGCAGTAACCGGCGAATATGCCGCAGGGAAGGTTTGCCTCAATGTAAGTTCAGGAACTACCGTCTGTGGCACGGGAAAGGTGACCTTGGCCGCGGGAGACTATGGAACTGCTTCTGGCGCTATTTTCGGCAACTGGACCGGAGCGATCCAGAACGTACATTTCAAGGATCTCACCATCGATGGCAACCGCAGTGGCGTCACCTCCGGCCTCAGCAATGTGAACCTGCTGGATGGAACCAACATCACGTACGAAGGTGTCACCTCCATCAATGCCGCGGCCGGTGGTATCTACACGCGTGGAACGATCGGCAACGGATACTGCTGCAGAAACGTCAAGGTACTGGACTGCACGGTCCTCAACTGCGGCTATATCGGCATCCAGGTGGAACGCGCGGACGGCCTTCTCATCAGCGGAAATACCGTTGACGGCACTGGGGATAACGGGATCGACATTTACGGTAATGATGCGGCCGGCGGGCAGTACAATGCGGGCATCGGCCGGGCGATAAGGGTTGTAGCGAACGATGTAAGAAATACCGCCATGGCAGGTCTTTTCCTCGAGTCGATGGGTAATGCGATCGTCTCTCAGAACTGTTTCACGGCCAACGCTTCCTACGCGATCTTCTGCAATCGCATCAACAGCGGTGCTCTTGAGTTCCTGATCAGCACGAACCTCATCAAGGGAAATGGAGCTACCACCAGGGGCATCCAGTTCAAGAACACGGTGGGTCAGGCATCGGTGCGCGACAATCGGTTCTCTGACTGCGTTGCTTCCTTCAGGGTAGAAGGTGTTCAGTACGTAAATTTCGGACGGAACACGCACGCGCGCATCTCGAAGGAGATATTTGAAGCCCCCCTTGCTGTCAATCGAATGTTCCGCTGTTTGGTGGAAAGGCAGGTCTTTGAGCTGAACATCGACGCCACAGGCATGCCGCAGTTGCATTCGCCGAATGACAATCCGAATAGAACTCCCAATCGGATTGCACAGACGACCTTTGAGTCGGGGCTGTTTTCTCTCGCCTCTCAGTCTGAGCAACTGCAGAACTATACGAAGCGCGAGTTCCCTGCTTCAACTTTCCCGTCGACAGGCATCTATGCAAGGTTCAACGTCGATGCGCCCGGCGAGACGTCCATGTATATCGCGGGCGCGAACGAGCCGGCTGTTGGCGATTACGCACTTATCGGCGGCGTGTCATACCAGTTTGTCGCCCGCGTAGCTACCGCGACGTGGACGCTGCGGCGATACGATACGCCTAGCGGTACGTTCTTGGCGGGTGACTTCACCTCTGCCCTGAACGCCCCTCAGACCGTGCGTACGAAGTATCCTGGTTGGTGGTCCAACTAGCGGTTGGTCAGCAATTTGGGCTCGTTGTTACGCGGCGAGTTCACCGCCCGGCTGACGCGGTAGGCCTCCATCGCAGTGGCTCGCTGGCCAGCAGAATCAGGCCAGCGCTACCGGCGCCGGCCCAGTTTTGCGGCCTTGGTCTCAGCTCTGCCAGACTGTTGCGGGTAGACTCGATGGAGCGGGCAAGATGCTCGCGGCGGGGCCTTCGGTTCCGACAAATCGATTGATACGGAGATTGCGATGAAGGGAGTTTTGAAGGGAGCTGTTGTGGCCGCACTGTTCGCGGTAGCTGGCAATGCAGCCGCTCAGGAATCGGACTACGCCGGCATGAGCATGCAGGCAGTTGAAGTCATACAGCGTGCACCGTCCGTGATCCCACCTGGCGTGGAGCTGGCCGCGATTGAACGCCGGCTTTGGGTGAAAGACCGTTACACGGACAACCTGGTTTACCCGGCTAGTCAGATCCCGATGGGTAAGCGCGAAAAGATTCTCGGCTACATTTCATACGTTCCGTTCGAAGGCGGCCATACGCTCTACCAGTGCTATACCACCAATAACTCGAACTATTTCACTTCGACAGATCCAGGGTGCGAGGGACGCTTCTCAATGCCTGGCCGCCCTATTATTGGATATATTGCCTCCACTCAGCTCGCAGGGAGCGTTCCGCTTTACCGCTGCTTCCGCAACACGAACAACTGGGGTGATCACTTCGACACGCTCGATCCCGGTTGCGAGGGGATGAGCCATACCCAAAATGACGGCGTCATGGGCTATATCTGGCTGTGACCTAGATCGTTCAACCTGCAGCAAGTGCTGCAGGTTGAACACGTTGTTGCCAGACGGACGTTAGGATAATGCTTCCAAAAGCGATTGCGCATTGTTCTTGGGCGAGTTGACGGCCCGGCTGACGCGGTAAGCTTCCATCTGCGGCGGCTCGCTGGCCAGGAGCATCGCAATGGCTTCGTCGGGCTCGGCGGCCATCCACTCGTCCACCTGGTCAGGCTGCAGCCACACCGGCATGCGGTCGTGGATGTCCGCTGACACGCCGCTGCTGTCGCCGGTGATGATGGTGAAGGTGCCGAGGTTGCCCTCGGCCAGCAGCGGGCTGGTGTCTTCCCATAGGCCGGCCGCCAGCAGCGGCCCAGCCGCGTGGATGAACCACGGGTCCTTCTTCCCGTCCTCGGGACTCACCGACCATTCGTAATAGCCGGCCATCGGCACTACACAGCGCCGCTTCTTGAAGGCGGTGCGGAAGGCAGGCTTTGTGGCCACGGTCTCGATGCGGGCGTTGATGGTCGAACCCTGCAGGCCCTTGGCCTTGGCCCAGAAGGGCAGGAGGCCCCGCGCCAAACGAGTGACCTGCCGGCCCGTGCCGCGGTCGAGGATGACCGACGCGCGCTGCGTCGGCGCCATGTTGTAGCTGGGCGGCAGCTCGAGCAGGTCCTGGGCCAGGTCGGGCAGGCCGAGCTGGTCAGGTTTGAATATCGGGGTCTGGACGAATCGGCCGCACATGCCCGAACCATAGGCGGGCGGCCGTGACGGCGACGCCACGCGCGTTCGATGGCGTATAGTGCACCCCGGGGGTTAACTTTGCTGAACAGAGGTCTATGTAATGCCGATTCGTGCGATCGCCTACACGAGCGAGGCGCTCCCCGGCTTCGGCCTTGTCGCCGCGGAAAAGCTCGCCCAGACAGCAGCCTCTTTCAACATGCACGCCGGCGTGACTGGACTGCTCCTGTTCGATGGGGCACGGTTCCTCCAGTACCTTGAGGGGCCTGAAGACGGCATCGCCGTGGTGTTCAGCCGCATCCTCAATTCCCAGCGGCACACCAACCTGATCGAACTGGGCCACGCTTCAGCTGGACGCCGCTTCTTCCCCTATTGGTCAATGCGGATGTTGCCGGCCGCGCCCGAAGAACTTCGGGAAGCTATCAGCAAAGACTGGAGCAGCTTCGTGGTGCGGCAGACGGCTGAATCGGGCGCCCGCAGCTTCGGCGTGGAGTACCTCGCCAAGGTGGCGGCACCGCACCAGCCGGTGGTTGGCTGAAGCGTTAAACGTTGTATCGGGCGATGAGACTGGGCCGGCCTATGATCCCGCCTCATGGACGCCGACACCCAGACCCTGACCCCCATGCCTGAGGGCTTCTACTGGAAGCCCCGCTGCCACCTGGACACGCTCCCGACAGGTCTGTTCCTCCATGGGGAGATTGTGGCCAGCATGCAGCAGAGAGTCGACGGGACGTGGCTGGCCAGGCTGACCCCCGAGGATGGGGTGCATGCACCACTGCTGCTCCGGCACTGCAGCTCGTTTGATGCTGGCCGGCGTGGGTGCGAGATGTGGGCATTGCGCCACGAGCAGGTGCTGCGCAGGAAGGTCGCGAAGAAGTTGCAGTGGATCCAGGACAATGTTGTCCTGCGTGGCAGGGGTATGCAGCTCACAATGCCGACGTCGAGCCACGCTCAGGGTGCAGCTGACTGATGAGCTATCTAGACGAATAAGCACGTCTGTGACTGGTGTCATACGCGGGGACAACCTCCTTTGCGATACTCCCCAAGCGGACAAGAGGTCTGCATACAAGGAGTTGCAAGTGAAGGGTTTCTTTGTCGGAGCAGTACTTGCGGTTGGTGGAACGCTGTCTGTAGGCGCTGCAGCGCAGGAGCTTCCAATTCTGGCCGGTAACGGCGGTCAGATTTCTTCGGCTGCGGTCACTAGTGTGCCGGAAGGCGTAACGCTGCGAGAGATTTTTCGTGCCGTAAGCCGTCCAAACAAGGACGCGCATATCACCCTGCATTATTGGCCGCAGAACTGGGAAGATCTCGGCTGGCGCATCGAGGGTACGCTGGGCTTCATCTCGTCGACCCAGTTCCCAGGTAGCGCGCCTCTGTACAACTGCTTTATCGCTGGTGCCTACGGCTACTTTAGCTCGACCGACGGCGCTTGTGAGGGGAATCACACCACGACCTTGGAGCGCACTGGTTTCATTTCGCAGTTCCAGATCGCCGGCACAGTGCCCCTGCATCGCTGCGTTTTCAAGTATCAGAACAAGCTGTGGCATCACTACGACACGCTTGATGCGAACTGTGAGGGCCACCCGGAGCGGCTGGACGGCATCCTCGGCTACGTGTTCCTGTAAAGAAGCATGGCTGCGTGCCTAGTCTGCACGCAGCCTTTGGATACTAGTTATCGCTTTCATCTCGACGCGTTGCCCCATCTATCTCGACCGTAAGTGTCGCCAGAGCCTGCCTCAAGGCAGCATTGAAAAGCGCAGTCCCTGTACCGCCGTGTGTGTCGGCCACCTCCGGCAGAACGTGTGCCCATAGCGCAGCGAGCTCATCTGGCGCGGGGTGGGAAGCGATCACGGCGTGAAGCCCACACTCCAGCGCCTTGATGTATCCACGCGCTGCCTGCAGTTCTAGTTCGCACGCTTCCAGGCGCTGAAGGATATCGGGCGCGGACTGGTCCATGGGTCGGCTCGCTGTAGTGGGATGGCCATTCTAAGGCGGGAGTCAGCTGGCGTTGCCTACGTATCGGCCCCTGCGACGCGCCGCCGGCACCATGACTGCCATGACGAAGACGAATGCGGGGAAGGCGCGCTGGGCGCGCACTAAGGCTGCCGGCCTATGGCAGCAGGCCACCGAGCTGGACCGTGACCGCACCGGCAGCTGGGAAGACAGGGCACGCCGCCGCCGCGCTGCCGATCGCCTCCGCACAGAGGCCGCACGATTCGAAAACATTGCGCGCCGTGTCTGCCCTGCACTCGATGACGAAGCAGCATGAGCGACAGCGCCGAATGAAATCCGTGCAAAATCCGTGCAACTGAAAAAAAGAAAGGGCCTGCAAGTTCGCAGACCCTTTAGAAATGGTGGCCGAGGACGGAATCGAACCGCCGACACGGGGATTTTCAATCCCCTGCTCTACCAACTGAGCTACTCGGCCACTTGTTTCGTTGGCAGCGATGTCGCTGCCGAGGAGGCGCATATTACGGAGGTCACGCGGTTTCGGCAAGCCTTTTGAACAAAAAACTTCACAATGGTGTCTCCGCACCGCCCATGCGCGCGCAAGTGCTTGATCCTTCGTTGACGCCAGCGTGCACGGCAATGGGACGCTGGTTTTTCAGGGCCCCATGCGCGCTGCGTTGCGCGTACCGTCGAAGGTCACTTCCTTTACCGAACGGATGCAGCGCATGAGCCCCTCGTCCCTCACCACCGATCGCATTGTCCTCGCCTCGCGCCCGCAGGGGGCACCGACCGCCGCGAACTTCCGCCGCGAGCAGGCCGCGTTGCCCGAACTGCAGCCGGGCCAGGTGCTGCTGCGCAACCGCTACCTGTCATTGGACCCCTATATGCGTGGGCGCATGGAAGAAGGCCCGTCCTATGCTGCGCCGGTGGCCCTGGATGCGGTGATGGAAGGGCGCACGGTGAGTGAAGTGCTGGCCTCGCGACATGATGGGCTGGAGCAGGGCGCGCTGGTGGTGGCATCGGGCGGTTGGCAGACCCACGCGGTGGTGGACGGGGCCGGCATCAGCCGCCGCCTGCAGGCGCACGGACTGCCGCTCAGCACGGCGCTGGGCGTGCATGGCATGCCGGGTTTCACCGCCTACGCGGGCCTGCAGGAGATTGGCCGCGTGCAGCCGGGCGAAACGCTGGTGGTGGCCGCAGCCAGTGGTCCGGTAGGCGCCACCGTGCTGCAGCTGGCCAAGCAGCAGGGTGCGCGCGTGGTTGGCATTGCCGGTGGTCCGGACAAGCGTGCGTACGTGGAAACGCTGGGTGCCGATGTGGCGCTGGACCATCGCGCCGATGGCTTCGCCGAGCAACTGCGTGCAGCCGCTCCCGGGGGCATCGACGTCTATTTCGAAAACGTCGGCGGCAAGGTCTTCGATGCCGTGCTGCCGCTGCTGAATGACTTCGCGCGCGTGCCGGTGTGCGGCACCATCGCCACCTACAACGCGCGGGGTGCGGTGCTGCCGGGGCCGGACCGCCTGCCGGGCTTCTTCAGCCAGGTGCTGCGCCAGCGGCTGACCGTGCGGGGCTTCATCCAGACCGATTTCGCCGCGCTGTTCCCCCGCTTCGAGGCAGAGATGGCGCAATGGCTGCGCGACGGGCGCATCCAGTACCGCGAAGACATCGTGGACGGTCTGGAGGCGGCGCCGGAGGCGTTCTTCGGCCTGCTGCAGGGACGCAACTTCGGCAAGCTGGTGGTCAAGCTGGACTGAGCGGCGTTCCCGTGAGGGCCGCCACGGTGCCGCGCGCAGGTGACAGGGCCAACCGGGCTGAACGGGCGGCCGTGGCCTCGTGATCTGCGCATCACGGCGGCGCCGATAGCGTGGAGTACCACGACACACCACAACGAGCAGGCACGCAGCATGGGTACCGAAAAGAACAGCCAGCAAGACCGGGCCGGCGTAGAAGAAAGCCAACAGGACCAGCGCCAGGATGATGTGGCCAAGCAGCGTCCCGGCCAGCAGGACGAGCAGATCCGTGATGCGCACTCGAAGAAGCCGGTGCGCAAGGATGGCAGCGGCGAGCCGGCCTGAACGAAAAAAGCCCCGGGAGCGCTCCCGGGGCTTTCTGTTTCAATTCGTGGTGGAGCCAAGGAGGATCGAACTCCTGACCTCGTCGATGCGAACGACGCGCTCTCCCAGCTGAGCTATGGCCCCACAGTGGACCTGAGTCTATCCAACTGCCGGATGCTTGCCAAGCCCGCGCGCGCGGATCGAAAGTGTGACGTCACCCACCCGTGCAGCCAACGCTTGGAAGCCGATGGAACCTTACCGCCCGATTTCCTGCGACCTGCATGACCATCTGGAGATCGCCTGCCTGCGCCGGCTTCGCCTGCAGGTGGAGCTGACCGACGGCACCCTGGTGGAAGGCCGTGCGTTGACCACCGTGAGCACGCCGGCCAAGGAAGAGTTCCTGCGCCTGGAAAGCGCCGATGGGCTGCGTGACCTGCGGCTGGATCAGCTGCACGCGATCACCGCGCTAGATGACGAAAGCGGCTTCGGGCGGGTCGTCCTCTCGGCTTGATCGTGACGCCATGTAACCGTTTTCAACGCCTTCATGCGAAAAATCAATCGCTTGGAGGCTGAACGCTGTCGAAAATTTGATCGATCCAGCCTAAAGAGGACCACTTCGGTGCCGTTAAAAGTGTGACGCCCGACACGCGTCCCCCCTTCCTATCAAGTGCCTCTCGATGACGACTTCTGCCGCCACCGGTTCCACGCTGTCCATTTCTTCCCGTCTGGCGATCCTGCTTGCGGCCATCACCGCCGCTGCTTTCGTGCTGCTGGCCCTGCTGATCTACCGGCAGACCGCCGCTAGTTACCAGACACGCGTGCAGGCCGGGCTGGACACCTCGGCCAGCCTGATGCGGGACTCGGTGGCGCTGTACGACCGCAGCCTGAGCCAGAGCACCGCCCACATGGCTGAACTGTTCCGCGCCTCGCTGCCGGCCGGCGATGCCGCCGTGGATGCCGCGCGCAGCGTGGAGGTGGCCGGCCAGGTTGCCCCGCAGCTGATGTTCGGTGGCAGCCCGCTGGCGCTGGATGACGCGGCGGTGGATCGCTTTGCCACCTCCACCGGCGGCGTGGCGACGGTGTTCGTGCGCGATGGCGATGACTTCGTGCGGGTGGCGACCTCGCTGCGCAATGCCGCCGGTGAGCGCGTGCTGGGCACCAAGCTCGATCGTGCCCACCTGGCGTATCCGAAGATCATCGCCGGCGAAGCCTTCAGTGGCCCGGCGCACCTGTTCGGCACGGACTACATGACGCACTACATGCCGCTGAAGGATGCGGCCGGCGCGGTGGTGGGCATCGCCTTCGTCGGCCAGGACCAGTCCGCTGGCTTGGCCGCGCTGAAGGCCAGCCTGCGTGATTCCACGCTGGGCAAGGACGGCTACTTCATGGCCATCGACACGCGGCCCGGCGAGGGCTTTGGCAAGGTGATCGCTGCGCCCGCCGGTGAAGGCGGCAAGATCAGCGAGCGCGTGGTGGCCGAAGACCTGCCGCTGCTGCAGGCGCTGCTGGAAGGCCGCCAGGCATCGGCCACGCTGCAGGTGCGCAGCGCCGATGGCAAGGACACGCGCGGCTATTTCGTTTCCGCGCAGGCGCATGCGCCGTGGCGCTGGATGGTGCTGGGCATGGAGCCGGTGTCGGTGCTGCAGGACGTGCTGCGCACGCTGCTGCTGCAGATCGCCGGCATTTCCGCACTGGCGCTGCTGGCGGTGATCGGCGCGACCGTGCTGGCGATGCGCCGGCTGCTGGCTCGTCCCTTGCAGCAGGCCGAACAGGTGGCACTGGACGTGGCGGCGGGCCGGCTGGACCGCGAGATCCCGCAGCGTCGCCCGGATGAAGTGGGGCGCCTGCTGTCGTCCATGCGTCAGATGCAGTCGACCCTGCGCGATGTCACCGCCGCGCA